CCATTGATTCCTGTTAAAGATATGACCGCTACTGGTGCGGCTTCATCCAAACTAAGTGATATGTTATTCCTTGATACAGACCATTTGTGGTTATCTGTTATGAAGCCAACTCAATACTTTGAAGATGGTATCGCAAACGGAAATCCATTTGGTGTCGGAACTTTGGGCAACCGAGCACTTTACCGAACAATTGGTGAAGTTGGCTGTTCATTCTTCAAGGGTCAAGGAAAGATAACAAACATACAATGAGGTGATTTAGAATGGCATTTGCAACAGTAATACATTTAGAGATGAATTTAGAAGGAAACCGTAAATTAGTTTGCGGGCAGACAACAACAGACGGAACAGATGGAAACATCGAAACAGGACTTTCCTTAGTAGAAAGCCTTGTTTTTACCCATAAGGGTAGTGCAGAAGAAGCCGCCGCCGCAGTAATTAACGCTGACTTACCGCTTGCTAGTGGTGATGTTGCTATTCACTGTGTTAGTGGTGATATTGTTTATTTCCAAGCAATCGGACAATGAGGTGTTTTAATTGGCACTAGCATTTACAACAACTTTATTGCCCGACCATAAGGGCAATACACGACCAAAGGCAGTTGGTGATGAATATGTCGTTGATGCTTTAATTGATGTGACTTCCCATGTAGCGGCAGGAGCAACAATTAACGCTTCCGACCTCGGATTAACTTCAATTCATTGTGTGACAATTTGTGGAAGTGAGGGTGCAAACGCTCATGTTCCATCAATTCTAACATCTGCAACAGGAACCTACGCATCAACAACTACATTTAAGTTGATGTTCACGGCTTTAGATGGAACAAACGCAACAGTGGGCGATGATAGCGACCCTGCGTGTGCTGTCCGAATTCGTGCTTGGGGCCTTATTTGAGGTGAATTGAATGGTAAGAGTTCGATTAAGTGATAATTCATCAGTTCGTCGGCTTTACATCAATCCAAAGCAAGAGATTACAAGGGAAGAAGGGGTAGCCGTTCCTTTAAAATGGGCGGCTATCCGTCTTTCCGACCCTAATCTTTTCTTTACTTTTGATGAAGAAGACAAAGAAGAATTGTCCAACTTAAATGAAAGGTTTTTAGGAATCTTTTCTGAAGAAATGGGTAAAGAAAGTTTGACTAGCAAGGAATTGCTCGAAGAACTCCTTCCAACTCCAAAGAAAACAATCCTTCCAAAATCACCAATTAAGAAGACTAAGGCCCAAACAAAGCCTAAATCTTCCTTAAAGAAGTGATTTAACCGACACATTAAATAGGCAGGGCCAACCTGCCTCAAATAACGAAGGTGATTCAATGGTAGCAGGTTGCAGAAGTAGTGGTGTAAAAACAGCAAGTGCCTTAATTGTTAGTGGTCAAGCAAAATTGATTTCAATTCATGCTTGTTCCGGCGGTGCGCCGACAGTAATTAAGGTCTATGATAATACAGCCGCAAGTGGGAAGGAAGTAGCACGATTAACAATGCAACCGGATTCTATTGTGGAATTTGACATGCATGGCGTATTGTGCATGAATGGCATTTATTTGGAAGAAGCCTCCGGTGTAATGGAAGTCTCCATTGAATTTGCTTGAGGTGATTTAATGGCGGCATTAAACAACGATACTCGATTAGTTATGACAATTCTTTTTGTCGGAACTGTGAGTGGAGCAAATGTTTATTTCTATTCAGCGTATGGGCTTAATTTCCCATATGGTGCATTAGCACATTCTGTCTTATTCGGTTTAATTACCGTTGGTGGAATTATGGTTATGAAAGCATTGTTTGACTTATCCCTAAATGACCGTATTGAGATACGCTTATTGGATAGGCAGATTGAAGCACACTTTCAGCGTGTAGCAAGAGAACAACAAATTAGACAAAAACTTCGTGAGAGTATGAAACAATACGGAGTTAATAAGAGGGAAGCATGGAATAATGTTTATCCCGAAACCCCAACCGCTTCATTTGAAGAAAGCCAAATTCCAAACGAATTCTTGGCGACTATTCAACAATGAGGTGATTGAATGGTTCTTGGAGATTTGATGGGTTTTTCCGACTCGGATTACGCATATAATCAACAAAGGGCGCATTCTGCTGATTTGTTTTTTATTAAGATGAGAGCATGGTTTTGGGGCAGTTGTGCCACATTATCAGCATTACTCATTGGAAACATTATGGGTGTTTTTGATTTAAACATAATGGGTTCTTTGATTTCTTTAGTTAAATCTTTATTAGGAGGTCATTAAATGTCAGTAATGGCTGGCTTCGCAATATTGATTACAGAAGCAGTCGTTTCGTTCTATAAAAGAGTTCATGCAATTAACTTTGGAGTATATGGTTCAACAATGGTAGGTAAAACAACATTAAGCCACCAGTTAAGAACAAGAGGTGAAGTTCAACAAATTAACAAAAGAACAGTTGGTTTAGAAAGAGCAACAAGAAAAGTAATTAAATTTGATGGAGATTCTCATACACTAAGAAGTGCAGATATTGGCGGAGAAGCGATGTATTGGAAAGAATGGGTTAAAGATATGAGAACTCGTAAAGTGAAATACATTATTTTTATGATAGACCATAGGCATTTAGATTCACCTTCAAATTTAGACCATCAACTCGCTTGGAAATTTTTAGTGGACACAATTATGGCAAATAGATGGCCTAATGGAAAGAAAAAGAAAGACATTGATTACCCTATGGCAGTTAGCATTTGGGCAAATAAGTACGATATATGGGGAGAAAAATATCCACTTCGAGAAGGACAACCAATTGACAAACATGACATTTATGAACCATTTAAGTATGGGATGCGACAATTGAATGATAAAGGAATACCTACATTTAAATATATTGTTTCTGCAAAATCCGACCCAGAAATGGTCTATAAAGGAATTACTACACTGATAAAGGATTACTGATATTATGTGGAAAAATATACTCAAGCATGATGCAAGAGAAATAAATAAAAAAAATATATTAGAGTATATTAAAAAAGACACCGAAGAAGCAAAGGTTGTAGAAATGTTATATAATAAATGGAAAAAAGATAAGTTTAATACAAAATCAAAAAATTACGATGGTCTTAGATTATTTATAAGAGCATTAGATGATTTAGAATGGGAACTATGAGGAGGAATAAATAAATGTATCAACAACCAAATTTGATAAATAGCCCGAACACACAGAAATTGTTTTTACCCAAACTACAACAGTTTAGGTCAGCAGGTTCTATGGAAGAATATACCTATGATGCTCTTAAACCTAAGAAGCAATTAAAAGAAATCAAAAAGGTTCTTCTCCCAGAAAAGAAAAAATTTATTTTCAAGTATGGATATAAATTTAATTTAAAAGATAGATGTGTTGTTTGTGGTATGCACCACATTTGGGAAGCGGGTGATTATTTAAGACCACCAATACCTTTGGATAATGTCACAAAAGGAAGACCAATGAGAGGTACTTATTGTCAAAAACACGCTGGTATTCATAAACAAATGGAAATGCTACAACAACAAATTTTAGCAGATGAACACGGATTAGATTTCAAAGGTTTTATTCCAAAACCTAGAATGCCTAATATGTTAAAAAGCGGCCCATTGACCACATTAAGCAAAGACCAAGTTCTTTCTTTGACCTCAACCGGATGGATTATAACGCCCCCCGTAGTCAAGGATAACGAGAGCGAGAGAGCGGAAGTAGTAAGGCTACTTGCTGAAATAGAAGTCAATACAGCAAGATTAAATTCAATTATAACAAAAGTCAATAAAGAGGAATAAGCATGGGAATACTAGGAACAAGCAACGGAACAGTAATGAACGCAGTTCAAGCACAGGGCGACCAACAATTTAAGAATGTAAATAATTTACTTTCTTTGCAGGATAATCATGTTGAGGAATTTTTCCAATATCACGGTGAACAGTTTTTATCCACCCTTGAAAAGTTAATGGAAGATGTTGTTGAAAGAGTAGTAAGCCAAATGCTTAGTAAATTATCTTTTACAGCAACTGGTTCAAAAATGACTATTGATGCCGATGCTATGAGAGAGTACGAAAGAATCACTCAAGAGAATATTGATTTGGATATTCAAAGGATTCTTCAATCAGCAATTAACACAGAAGTAGTGAATCAAAGGAAACTTGCTAAGTCGCAATACCTCGAATCTCAAGGGTTTAGTGGTGGCGGTATGGGTGGCGGTATGAACCCTGCTGGACCGTCAGCAGGGATGGCAATAGCGGGTTTAACAGGCAATCAGCAACAATTCATGCAAGGCCAAGCGGCTATGAATAACGGCAGTGGCTACCCAATTCCTCCAAGTGGAAATGATGGTTATGGTCGTCCTTATTGGATTGACCCACAAACGGGACAAATGAGTTATGAACCTCCTTCAAGTGGTCTACACTTAGGTTCAGCCATTCAAAAAGGTGCGGCTTGGGCTAAATGGTTAATGTGAGAGGATTGATTTGAAATTAGTCTATCCTAAAAATGAGCAAGAAATTGCTTTTACCAAAAATTTTCTCGTAGAGGAAATGATTGAGTACATTTTTAGGGAATATTTAGTTAGTGAAGACGATAAAAGAAAAAAAATAGCAAAATCTCTAAGAATGAAAGAGATGAAAAGAGCAAATGGTATGACATGGGATGATAACAAAAGCAACTATCTTAAACTTTATCAAGCGGCTATTACTGAAGTAAAGAAAAGTAATCTTGAAAAAGTTGCTGAATCTTTGAATTTAGATAAAAGCGGAAAGGCTGCGATAGCAATACTCCAAGAAGAAGTTCGCAAGGAAAGAACTGCGAATGCTAATTTGCAGTTTAATTTTATTGATGAAAATCTTTTGAATAGAGTTAAACAGAATCCACAAACTTCTGAAAATAAAAGACAATTACGAAACAAGGGTTTGCCACAAAGCGGCGTTGATGATATGGTTAAGTTGATTGAAATCGGACCTCCTAAAAAAGACCAACCAAAACCGAAAACAACTTCAACAAAAAATACTAAAACAACTGTAATTAAAGAACTAAAATCTTTTAAATTTAAAGAATTGCAACAAAATAAAGTAAGGGAAGATGTAGAAGGAAATCCACCTAAACCTAACTCCAAAACAGGATATTTGCATAAATTAGGATATAGACCAATTAATTTGGTTAAAACAAATATGGCTAGTTCAAAACAAGTCACCGCAAAAGTTTCTGGCGGTGAAGGATTTAAAGGTGCTAAAAAAATTAAAACAGGGGAAAGGGAAGATGCTGGATTTGAATTAGATGGGAAACTTTCAAGTGACAGTAAAAACAATCTTAAAGAAATATTTGAGAGTATGGTTTTAAATGAAGAAGGTATGGAGAGAAGATTAGTTAGACAAGAAATGGATTACAATTATGCTATTCGTGCTAAGACATACATTGAAAATCTTTTAAAACTATCTAAGCCTTTAGAAAAAGATATTTTTAGTATTAGTGAACTAAAGGAAAAAAGCAGTAAAGAAAAACTAATATTACAAAGAAAAAAACTCAATGAAAAAGGAGATTTCCAAATAGCAACTTATGATGAGATTTTAGAAAGTCAAATGACCAAAAAGGAAATAAGAAAACCAATAGATTTTAAAAGACCAATAACAGAAAAAGACTTTGAGGTATTAGGAGAAGAACTGTTAGGGATGGATTTGAAAGAGTTTATTGAAAAGGAACCTCCTGCACAAGTTGGTGGAAAGAACCCAAATAAGAAAAACAGGGAAATAAAAATAGATTGGAAGCAACTTGAAGAAACAAGTAATCTTTTAACTGGTGGTGACTATGATTCTGATTATGAATATGACGATGATGATGAAGTAGAAAAAGCATTGAGGGATTATCAAGGAGAATTGATGAACATTAAAGATACTCTTACTGCTTCAATCAATAATTACCAAGAGAATATTAAACAAACAAATAGTGAAATTGACACAAAAGTCAAGAATAAAATAAAAAATTTGATGGATAATCTTAAAACTACTAAAACAACAACTACTTTACCAAAAGAATTCAAAACCGAAACGGGTGCAGGTAAAAAATACTTAGACCCTAAAACCGGAAAAGAAAAAACTTGGAACTTGAAAGACTTTAATGAATTACTAGAATCTGGATTCTTTGGTCCAAAGGCCAAAGAAGGTACTAAGGAACAAGATTTAACTAGTGAAGAGAGAAGGAGAAAAGAATTGGAAGAAGCAACTAAAAGAACAAAAAGAGTTAAAGTTCCAATAGAAGAGATAAATAAAACAAAAACTGATGAAAATGCAAGGGAGTTTTTCAAGGCTCCAAAAGCATGGTTTAAGTCTAGGTTGGCTGAACCATTAAGTGATTTAGATGTAATTTATACATACCATTTTATAGTGGTTAAAAAAACTACAATAAAAGAAAAAATAGTTGATGGGAAAAAAGAAACGAAGAAAAGCAGTTCTTATACTTTTGCAAGGGCTAAACTTATTCCTGTTTATGATATTACTACTAAAACTCCAAATCCAAGAGCAAGAGATTCTGGTCGCATAGTATTGCCTAGACTTGGGGAGTATAGAGATGATAAGATGATAAGAAGCGTAAATAACTTTGCTAATTCAATTAGAAGCAATTTAGAAAGATTGGAAAGTGGATTATTAAGAGGTGTTTGATATGGCAATTGCATCTTCCCCAAGCGACTATACAGCAATCAATGTTGACTATTCAACAGGTAGTGGATATTATACTGATAAAGGCGCAGTATCGGATATGCTACAAGTTCCTGCATTTTCCACTTCAACATATCCAACTCAAGCACAAGTAGGTTCAATTATCAAAAACATTGAAGGTATCATTGATGATAAAGTAAAGCGTTCTTATCGGCCAATTATTTACAGAAATGAATTTCATAACTTTGAATTTATTCGACACCCGATGCAATCTTATTACGGTGGTTATGTAGGTTTTGTTCAATTAGATACTTTGAAACTAAAGAAAGTTATTTCATTACAAGTTTGGCAAGGAAACAGTTATCTTGAACTTGCTTCTGCTCAAGCGAGTTTAACTCTCGATACAACTGGTTATAAAAGTTTAAGAAGCATTACATTACAATTACCTAACAGTGGAGATTCTTGGGTATTGTATCATCATGCCGAAGGTTCATTAGCCGCACATAATACATTCCATAATGGTTTCGGTTCAAAAACAACGGCTCAAGAGATTTGCCATTTAATCAATGAAGAATATCCTTCAAAGACAGCACAGTTCACAGGAGCAACAAGAGACAAAGTATTGACTTCTTCACCTAATGGCCTTAACATAAGTGATTTCTTCTATGCCAGCACAGACCCCGATAACGGCAACAAAGTGAACATTTCTAGCCTTTTAGCAGGGGAAGACGGCTCATATTGTACCATCACTCTTGCGGATAAGGCGGGCCAAACCTCAAGCACTGATTCAGTTGCGTTCACTGATATGCAAGATATGAAGCGTCTTGGTTCTTTTTGGAGTATAGGGGATGAGGGGCGCATTTTCTTCTTAAGGGACTATCCTTACCATACACAGAATTCAATCATTTGTACCTATATTGCAGGTAGTAGTCGTGTTCCATCTGCAATTCACAAAGCGGCTACTATGCTCGTTGCGGCTGAATTACTTAGACATGACGACCAAACGATTCTAATTGCAGAAACAGGCGGCAACATCTCCACGAAGGAAAAGTATGATATACTCACAAAGGAAGCATATGATATACTCAAGGGCAAAGCCGATATGGTTTTCTTATTAGATTGAAGGTGATTTTATGTCTTGGTTTAATATAATTAAGGTTCAAGGTCAAGGTGGTATGTCACCCCAAGAACAAACCAAGTCAACTCAAGAAAATCAAATATTGATGGATAGGGTTAAAGCATTAGGTGTTAAGGATAATGACCCAAGAATAGCGGGTCGTTTTAATCCAGAAGTTTATCGAATGATTATTAATGAAGAAGAAGCAAAGCAGCGAAAAACTCAACAAACTCAACCACCGCAACAAAGGCAAACACAACAAAATGTTAAATTACCCGATACTCAATTAAATCCCCAAGAAAGACAAGAAAGAAATAAACAAAGGAATTTGAAAAATCAAACTCCTTTACCTAAAGTAGACACGCAATTAAATAGGGAAGAAATGAGGGAAAGAAACAAACAAAGAAATTTGAGACAACAAGTATCACTACCAGAAAAAGAACAACCCCCTAAAGAAACAAAAACAGTTGCTTTACCAAAAAAACCACAAAAAACACAACAACAACAACTACTAGAACAAATGCGAGAATCAGTTCCTTTGCCACAACAAACAAACCAACAACCGACCCAACAACAAATATCAAAACCATTAGAACAAGCAACAGTACCTTTACCGAAAGATAAAAATTTATCACCGAAAGTTAAACAAAAACTTCAAAGGAATGAAGTCAAAGAAGTTCCATTACCAAAAATACCAGAAAAAGAAGAACTATCACCGGAAGTTAAACAACAACTTCAAAGAAAAGTTGGTCAAGTAGTGAACCCTCCTAAAAAACAAAGAGAAGAACAAATGGGCATATCTCTTTCCGAAATGCAAAGAGCCAAAAGAGAAGCCGAAATAGCAAGATTAAGAGGCGGAATGGAACAAAGAAGACAACAAAGAGAATCGAATAATCCAAGAAGAGCAAGGCCAAGACCAGTTAGTTCGGGTGGTTTGTAATGGACAACTTAGTTGCTTTAATTCAAATAAAAGAATTTAAAAAATTCTTAGATATAGAAAAAGAAAGACAATTAGCAACTCAAGAACTTTCCGAAATTTTAGGAATAGATATATCTTTAAGCGATGCAGAAGTGATGCGAAACGCAGAAGAAAGATTCGCAAAAGCATATTCTAAAGCCATAAGAAAGGAGGTTAATTCATGGATGAAGTCAGCCTTCTCATAGATTTAGTTAGCAGTAATTGGTCTTCTTCTGCTACCACTTTACAAAGTGCAGGGACTATTACAGCAGACCATGTTGCTATTCCTAACTTTGTTGATGTAAGAACATTACAAAAGAATAAAGGTGTTCGATACGATTTAACTGCTAAAGATGTTATTATCTTCTTTGAAGATTCTCAAAGCCTTGAGTACCCTACTACCAACTTTGATGTTAGAAATGAAACATATTCATTTACTATGCATATAAGAACAATTCACGATGAAAGGGCTGGTACTGATGCCAACTTTGGCAGGGATAGGCTAAGGGCTTTATACTTGGTCGCTCGTCATGCACTTGAGCGTAGCCGAACAGGATATACAGCGAGTGATGGTTCTAAATTCAATCAAATATTCGTAGGTTCAAGAAGTGAAAGTAATGACCGTAGTAAGCGTTTATTCGGCTATAAATTAACAATAGAAGCAAAAAGATTCGCATTAACAC